ACAGTGCCGGCGCCGGTCGTGAAGGTCGCCAGCGGCGTGGTCGTGCCGGCGGCGTAGGTGTAGACCTTACCGCCGACCAGCGGCGCGCCAGAGGCGTCCAGAAACTGCGCTTTGGGTGAAGGAGAAAGAACGGCCATTAGTAGCCCCCATCTGAGCTAATGTTGTTGGTCACGGTAAGGATGATCGACGGAACTACCGGGTAAAATGCGGAGGCGGCAAATGTCTGCAATTGAACACCCGTGTTATCAACGGCCCACATCAGTTCGAAGTAGTCGCCTTGGTTCATCTCTAGCAAAAAATTCCACGCCGCAACAGCCTCCGTGTTGTTACCTTGGATGCGGATAACGGTCGCGCTGTCAGGTACATCAACGCCGTTTTTGCGTAGCCAAATCCAAGCGCGGTGCGCGCCGCCGCCGGTAGTGTTAACTATCTGCGCGGAAAACTGAATGTTGTAGATGTTCAGCGTGTCAACGTAGATACGCGACGTTGTCGTGCCGCGGGTGACGCCTTGGCTGAACTGCGTGTTGTTGAACGTCATCGCGTAGACGGTGTTAATAGCCGCTGCGGTCTGCGTGGTGGTGTCGTAGAACGAACCGTAGCGATGGCGAACCAACTGCGGCGTGTACGGCGGCGACACCGATAGGTTCTGGATTTCGGTCTGCAACACAGCCGCCAGCGACGCAGCGTCGCTGTCAGGGCCAATCTGCAAGTCTTGCAGCGTGAAGTCGTTCTGGCCGCTGCCGGTTAACTGAAACAGGCTTTGGAAAAACCTGAACCATTCGCGGCTGACCAGCCCTGTGTTCGGGTCAGCCAACTGCACACGCGGCGGCGTGATGTTGGTGATGTTGACGGGGTTAGGCATTGGTGCCGCTTATCATCAGTTCGGCGTCAATGATGACCAGCTTGACCGGGTCAGTGCCAGACACCTCGTACACGCGGTCGCGCAGCTTCATCGTCATGCCCAGGCGGCGCCAGATGGCGCGCTGGCCGTAGCCTCCGATCCTACCAATAGACACCCAATGCTCGTTCGACCATGTGTGGCCGCCGTCGTCCGACCAGCGCAGCATAACCTGCGGGTTTGCGCCTTGCACTGTCAGCGGAGTGACTTCAATGTAGTCGCCCGATTCGGTAACAAGAAAGTCGCCACCTTCGGTCAACAGCAAACCAAAAAAAGGATCGGATGGATCAAGGCCCGACAGACCCACGCCAGACTCGAACATGATCTGGAGGTTGTGCTGCGCCGTGCGCTTCAGGTTGTTTTGGCCGGTCGGCAGCGCCCGCCACGACCGCAGCCACTTCTGCGGCGTGCCGTTGTCAGCGTAGGTCGTCAGGTCAAAGGTGTAGATGTTGGCGTTCAGGTGATCGCCGATGACGATGTTGCCGAGGAAGTTGCACTGGCTGTTGCCGCGGTGACGCGAGAACACGCCTTCGCTGAAATAAGCCCGCTCATGCCAAGCCCCGGTGGCGACATCCAGAACCCACGTTGTGTTGGCAGAGGGGAAGTTCAGGACGTAGAAAGCGTGGCCGTCCTGCTGGTAGGTGTACGCCACCGCGTCGGACATATTGAGGTATTGCTGGATTTGCCACTCGACCGCGTGCGTGGACACGCGCTGGCCGACGTAGCCGGTTGCCCGGTAGACGATGCCTTGGCCGCGGGCGTCGGTTCCCAACCAGAACACGCCGTTGTCCAGCTTGGCGATGGAATAGGGCGCGACGCAGCCGATCTCGTTGAACGCGCCTTGAATGCGCGCCAGCGGAAAGTCCGCCGTGCCGGCGTTGTACCAGACTTCGGTGCTGTCGGTGCCGAACACCCACACTTCGCGGTGATCGACGATCAAACCGACGATGCCGTCCGGCGATCCTTCGGCGCTGACGAAATCCAGCGGGTCGATCTGCGTGCCATCCAACAGGCTGGTGACGTACAGCCGCTGGCTGTTGGGTGGGTTGAACACGAAGTAGCCGTCGAGATAGCCGACCGTCACCGCGCCGGGGAAGTCAGGATCAGTGACTTGCACAAACGTGTTGGTGGACTCGGTGTAGACGAAGGCGTCCGGGTTGCACGCGAAGACGATCTGGTCGCCGTTGTCGGCGATGGACACCGGCCCAGTGCCGTTGACCGTTCCCAGCAGCACCGGCGTGCCGGTCAGCGAGGACAGTTTGTAGACTTCGTTGCCCGACACGACGAAGAAGTCAGAGCCTTGCGTCTGGTGCGCCCACAGCCCCCGGATCGGCCCGGTGCCAACGGCCTGCTGTAGCTTCAGCCCTGGCGCACGGTTAAGGAACGCAGGCATCTGCCCACCTTCTGGCACAACCTCTGGAAAGAGGTTCACCATGCGCGCGTCCGCAGCGTTGATGCTGCGGGCGACATAGCTTGAGCCGAGGATGGGCGATTTCATTTTAGTTCGGCACTCTCAAGACACGGAAGCCGGTGCCACCACTGTCTGCTGCGCCCAACGTAATCGCGCCGCTGTTGTAAGCGGACGTGGTCGGCATATTGAAATTGCCTGACCCAGCGATACGCAGGATGCGTAGATTGCCGCTGCCGTCAATCGACAACGACCATTCGGTTGTGCCTGCTGCGTTAGACAGGCGCATATGGTTTTCAGCACCGTTAACGACATGAAGCGTGCTGGTACCAAGCCGGGCTTCAGCGGCCACTGTGTTGGTTATATCTTCGCCCGCAGGCACGCCAATATAGCCAAAACGCGCTTGCAAACCGCGTGTGTCGCTCCACGCTGCTGACGCGCCGGTTTCAATTGTTGGCGGCGTGTAGCCGTTGTCAAAGTCCAGCAGCAGCAAACTGTTGTCAATGCTTGGGTTGGTAAAGGTAGTCGTGCCACGGCAGATGATCGGCAACGCACCATTGGTCGAAAGGTTAACGATTGTGTTTGACCGCGCAACTTCTGACGTGCTTGCGTTGCTGCCGTTGAACACCACCGCGCTGCCGGTGCCGCCGCCGCCGCGAAAAGCGCGGGGGCGAACCAAATAGTTGTTATCGCTGTTGTTGAACAGATAGGCGGTGCCGTTGAGAAACGAACAATCAAGCTGCTCAAACAAATTCAGCGAGGTGTTTGCCGTTGCATCGCCGCCCAGCCGGATTAGGCCGCCGGTACCGCTCGTCACTTCGTAGTGACGGCTGCTCAGATTGCGGAAATAACAATTTTGCGTATCGCGCGCTTCGCCCAGAGTGGCCACCACGCCGACATCAAGGCCAACCGTTGTCGGGTTGTCAAAGTGCAAATTTTCAAAAGTGCCTTTACGCCATGACAGCACTTGCAAGCCGATGGCCGCGCTATTGCCGCAAGCAATGTAAAGGCCAGTCGCGCCGCCGCCGCCGCACGCTTGGTTGGCAGCGCCCACCGGGCTGGCAAACTGCAACACCGTGCCGCCTGCACTGCCCGCCCAGATTAGCTTGGCCCGTGCGCCGGCGCCTTGCGTTCCGACGTCGTGCGAAGTGTCGCTGCCCGCGCCTTGCAGTGTGATGTTCGGGGCGTCCACGACAATGGTCGCAGATACGGTAATGTCACCGTTGATGAGAATGACCGTAGGACGCCCGCTGACTTTGGCGGCTGTAATTGCGGCGGTCAGGCTGGTATAGTCGGCCACGGAAATGGTTTCGAGCATTTTGGTCTGAGCGGTACGCAACACGGCGTTTGCGCCTGCCGGTTGAAAGCCAATGTTGTTGACCGCTGCGCGCTTGGTGACGCCGCTCTGCACAACCGGCATTTCTTCAGTGCCGGCCAGCGGAACTGTGGCTGCGGGAAGTTCGGAGATTTTGACGTTAGCCATCGTCAGTAGTTCCCTGCGAAAATGTTGAACCGCTGACGGGTCGCCACAATGCTGTACGGCATGGACATGATGTCGTCAGGGTTGTTGATGCGCTTGAGGTTGCGCTTGCTGGTCATGGCGATCCGCTGCACCTGGGGCGACGGTTCGACGCCAAACTCTGGCGCCATCTCGCAGGCCAGATTGTAGCGGAACGCCCGCAGATAGCCTGGTGGGAACGTCAGTTCGGTGGCCAGCAGCGCGGGCTTGGTCAGTTCTTCGACAGAGATGAAGTGCCATTCCAACTCGCGGGTGGGCCGTGGGTAGATGTACATCTCGATGTCGGGGAACGTGTTGTTGACGAAGATCACTTGCGGGAACGTCGAGGTCACGGTCTTGACCGCGATCCCGTTGTACTGCTGCTGGTTGATGAACTTGATGCCGTAGCTGATGCCGGTACTGGCGTCGCGGAAGTAGGTGCTGTCGTCCAGCAACACGGGGCGGTTGCCGACAAAGTTGCCTGTTGGCCCCAGCGTGCGCGACAACAGGCCCGCGGGCCATGTGAACACCTGATCCTGCGTGGCAAAGACTGACAGCCGTTCTGTGTTCCAGCTATCAATCATTTGGTTCATGGCGGCCAGCGCGTCTTGCGACGTTTCGGCTGACGGCGTTTCGCCTTCGGCCAGGACACCCAAAAGCCGCAGTGACCCGTTGATGATGTCGCCGGCGCTCGTCATTGGTCAGTCTTCCTGCTTTGCGCGGGGGCGTCCGCGCCGCTTTGGTGCCGCCATCTCGTTGACGATCTCGTCCTCGTCATCGTCCGTCACCACAGATGACGTGTTTATATCATAGCGTTCCCAGCCGTCGAATGCATCCAAAATCGCTTCCTCGTTGGAGATCGCAACCTTCGCGCCGTGCGTGGGGTGAACCAAATAAATGACTGCCATAAAAAATCCTTAAAATGGGCGGCCCGAAGGCCGCCCACTTCGTTAGGCGCAGTGGATCAGCGCGAAATTGATCACGACTGCTTCCGACAGCGTGCCGCCGGAAATGTTACGCAAGGTGATGCTGACCGAACCGGCTGACAGCGAGTTTGCAAACACGTTGTAAGAGCCGGCAGTAGCCTGACCACCAGAGATCGTGAGAACCACGGTGTCGTTGGCCGAGATCAGGCTGTTGTTCAGCGTGAACGTGGCGTTGGTGGCCGTGGTCAACGAAGCGTTGTTCATGGTGATGCGGCCAGCCGACTTGTTCAGCGTGACCGCCGTGCTTTTGTCCGTCAACTGCGTGACGGTGCCTTGAGCGGCGGCGGTGTAGCCAAGCTGTTCGTCGGACAGAATGAACTGAGCGCCGACGATGTCTTGGTCAAGGAAGGCAACGCCGATAGATTTGGTGTTCGCCATTGTCTGTCTCCTGAAAAGGTAGCCCCGACCCGAAGGCCGGGGCTAACCCATTAATTGACGCGGTACAGCGTCCAAGCGCCGACGTCAGACTTGCGGGCAATCATGGTAGCGCCGGTCGTGACCGGAACGGTCATGGTCAGCGAACCCGTCACCGTCCAGCCGGTGCCAGCAGCGATAATCGCGGTGCCGGACGACGTGCCGAGGTTGACCACACGGAACACGAAGGACGTGCCAACCTTATCCGAGTTGGACAGGGTAGCTTCCAGCAGCGCCACGGTCGGCAGCGTGTAGGTCTGCGCCGTGGTGGCACCGCTGCCGACCAGCAGAATGCCGTTCAGCACTTGAGCCGCAGTCAGGGTTGCAGTCGAAGCGACCGAAAGCGGAAGCGGGATTGCGTCGATAAGCGGTTCGTCCAGGTTGCCATCGCCGACCTGATAACCACCGCCGCCATTGGGGAGAGACATCGTAGAATCCTTTCAAAGAAGTTGGCCCCCGGCGAACCGGGGGCCGGTTTCAGGTTAGCCCCAGACGCGGCAAGCCATCTGCGGACGGATCGTGCTGAAGCCGTACAGAACGTCAATACGGCAAGGCATACGGTCGTTGTTGATGTCGTACTGACGAACAACGCGCAGGCTGATGCCGTTATGCACCTGACGCGACGCCATATCGACACCCTGCGGCAGCAGAAGGTCGGCGGTGGCGAAGGTGATGGCGTCCTTGTGGTACACCAGGTTCTGCGCGTACTGGGTGCTGGCAGCACCCACGAACACGACGGCCTTGCTGTTGCCCGGCAGCGTGTTGACAGTGGCCAGCGCGTTGGAAGCCGAGTAGATCGGCGCAACGGTGATGCTGCCTTCGCCCGAAGAACCCAGCGTAACATCCGCAAGGGCGACGAACTGGAACAGCGAACCAGTGCTTTCACGGGTCTGCGGGTTCACAGCAAAGCAGTCAGCCACGGTGAACACGTCACCAGCCTTGACGGTAGCCGATGCACCAGCGCCGGTGATGGCGACGGTGGTGGCGCCTTCCGCCGTGATGGCTGCCGAAGTCGTGCCGCCGGTCGCAGTACGCGAACCAGTGGTGAACTGCTTGATCGACTGCGACATGTTGATTTCTTCAAAACCAAGCACGCCGGTGCCCATCATGCCGTTCTTGAACTGCTTGCTGATGGTGTCGGTCGGGTTGAACAGGCCCTTCATGCCTTCAACCAGGCCAGCGTTGGCAGCCGGGTTGACCGTCGCGTAGCGCGGCGACATCACAGCAGCGTTCTCGTTCAGCTTCTGCTGGGCCTGAAGCAGAACCAGAGAAGTAGCCGGAGTGGTGCCGGGGGTGCCGACCGTGTTGCCGATGGTCTTAAACGCATTGGCCACGTCAGCGTCGATGCTGGAGGCAAGCTGCGAAATACGCGGCTTCAGCACGCGCTCTGCGAAGTCGTCCAACTGCATCGTCAGTTCGGCGGTCGTGAAGTTTACGCCGATGTGCTTCTGGTTGGCAACGGTCAGCGTGGTGAACTGCTCGTTGTCGTCCTGCACCTGAAGGGCAGCGCCGTCCGTGACCAGAGCGCGGTCGGGCAGACGGATACGCAGAGTCGAACCGATCTTGGCGCCTTCAACAGCGAAGCTGTCGTCGTACTGACGGTTGACGTTGCGGGTGAGCACGAGGTTGTTCTCGAGGATTTCGAGAGCCTTCCGCGTGATCATGTCGATAGTAAGAATCGAGTTAGCCATGGTGGTAGTCCCAAATTAACGGTTGCGTTGTGCCTCGTACTTCTTGATCTGCCTCATCCGTTCCGCTTCGATCCATTCCGACGTACTCATCGACTTGGTCGAACGAGGGTCGGTCGTATCATACGTCGGCGCGCCAGAAGCGCGGGCTGTGACAGGTGCAATCGGTGCCGGGGCGGTTGAAGTTTTTCTAACCGGCGGGCTTGAGGCCATGCCGGCTTCAAGTTTTCCGATCTCTTTAGCCTGCAAGATGGGCGGCAGCCGGGCAATGCGATCCGCTTCCTTCGGGTTGGAACCGAGCCAATACAGGACGTCGGGGCCAATGTCGGAAGCCTGGATGCTTTGCGCCATTGTCTCCGTGACGGACAGGTTGGGGTTGTAAGCGACTTGTTCAAAGTCGTCGTACCGATCCCTCGCCGCTTCTTCACGGTCGTGGTAGTTTTCGAGCAATGCCTGTTGCTGCTTGGCGGTTTCCCGCCGCGCCAACAATTCCTCCGCTTTACGTTCGGCCAAAGCCTCTGCGTAATCTTCGTAGGTGTTGAACTGGTCGGCACTCAGATCAGAAGGCGGTGCTGCCGCTTTCTGCGCTTGGGCCATTTCCAGTCGCTGGGCTTGCTCACGCTCCCACTTACGCTGTTCCCTTGCAAGCCGCTTGCCAACAATGGCGTCCAGTTCCTCCTGGGAGAAGGTCTTAGATGCTTCCTGTTCGACAGGCGTTTCCGGCGTTGTGTTTTCTTCGGGCTGGATTGCTGCCGTAGCTTCCAGTTCCGC